GGGATCTTGCAGAGTAACAATCCGGCAACCTCAATATTGTCCTTAAAGCGACTATTGGGATCCGTTAACATCTGGAACTTAGGCTGCTCTTCAATCCGAACAGGCTCCCAACCTTCACGCATCTTAGAAGATACGTTCTTAGCATCGGCCTGCCCTTGTGAGGCAACACGAATCCAGCGATATGAATACCCCGGCTGTTTGTCCGGCTCCGGTAGTGCGGAAGCTGGCGCCCAAGCCTGTGGACGTTCTACATTGGTTCGATTTTCAAGTTCCCTATTAATTCTTTTGTCTGTCATTTTAGTTCCCCATCGTCTTTGCATATTCCTTTGCGTATTGCTCAGGAGTTAAGCCCAACTTTTTCGCAAGGGCTATTTGCGATTGCTTCAGCACTATCTTTTTGGAGGATGTGCTACGAGACGCTGGAGCAACTACAGTAGAAGGTCTTTCTGTACGCTGGCTGTTTTTGTCAGTCTGCGTTTCAAATTCCTCCGGGAATCTCTGCCGCATTGTTTTGTCAATACGAGCATAATATTCATCGGTGGTTGCATAGGATTGCCCATGCTGTTCAACTAAATCTTCATGTAATGCTAGTGCCATTCCCGTCATTAGGCGATTTTTTCCAAACCATGTGTTGTGCTCTTGCCACGCAACAGCCCTATTGTCGGGTTTTGGTACTGGCTGACTATTTACCACAGATTCTTCCTCTTGCAAAGAGGGTGTAAATCTTTCGGCCTGGTTAGCCTTCATTTTGGCATCGGTCAGCTTCTCTTGGGCATCAACTAACCGCTCCGAATCCCCAGCGTCATAGGCGTCTTTATAAAGCCGCTTGGCGTCTTCTAGCTCTCTTTGGGCGGATTGTTTGTAATTTGAGATAAGAACGCTTTGGGAGCTAGAAACCTTGGCTTTAAGCGCTTTATTTTCCTCAATAGCCATCTGAGCAAGCCGGATAGCCTCTTCCCGCTCCCTAATAGCCTCATCTTTGACCCGACGCTCGTCATGCCAGACCTTTTTCATCTGCTTCAGGCGAGTCTTTACCTTATCGGAATACTCTTCTAACTCGTCTGCGTCTAATTCTTCGACAATTTCCCTTGGAAGCGGCGTCCTGCCTCGATCTTCCTCCGGCGTGTCGTCCTGAACCTCTATGTCAATATCAGGTTTTACACTATTTTCTAGGGGTTTACCCTGATCTTCTTCAACTTCAAACTCAAAATCGTCCTTCTTTTGGGCTTCTGCCATGTTTTACTCCTATTTGCGGCTGATTCCACGGGGGTCTTCAACTACTCCCTCGACAGAATCATCGTTAATGATGCGGAATTCACGACCATGAATTTTTAGCCGTGTACCTGCGTGGGGGCGCACGAGAATAAAATCCCCTTCCCTACACCAGGGTCCACTTGGGAACCTTGCGACGTCCTTATAGCAATCCGGCCCCATCTTTACGACAAAAAGAACCGTTGTGAGTAGTTCTTCGTGCTGGAGAGTCAGGTCAGATTTAAGAATCCCGCTTTCGTACTGCTCGTCTATGTTGGGAATTCCACACAAAATGCGATAGCCAGAAGGATCTGGTAACTGCTTTGCTTTTCTATCGTCGGTGTCGGGTAACACTGTTGCCTCGTTTGGGTCATCGGGGTTTGTGCCGATTAATAATTCACTCATCAGAGTTTTCCATCCTTTCTGCTGTTTCTATAAGAATATTGTTTGCGATCAGAAGTCCACGATAGATCCCGCAGCCATATTGGTAGGCTCCAAAATCCTTGGCGTTACCCAAAACCGTGTCCTGTTCGATGATTTTCATTTCCTCTCGTATCTTGTCTGAAAGATATTTGAGAATGTCATTACTCATTTACTCTCCTTTTTGGGGGATTGCTTCATCATTTGAGCTATCTGAACGCCAAGTTTGGCCTCTTCTAACTCATTGCGGTCATTTTGTAACCGCTCCTCTCTGGCAATTTCAATGCCAATCTTTGTGCCGGCGATATCTTCTCTAGACTTCGTAGATTCTTGTGCCTGTCGTTCTAAAGATTTAATTCGCTCGACTTCAATGCCCTGCTGTTGAATCTTAATTTGTGCGTCCATCTGATCCTTCTGCGCTTTGCGCTGAACTTCCTGAGCTTTGATCTGAAGTTCCTGCATCTGCATTTGAATGATGGGGTCTTGCGCTTGCTCTTGTGCCTGCTGTTGTGCAGCGGCGGCTTGATTTTGTTGAAGCAACTGTTGAGAAGCCTGGGCAACCATTCTAGAAAGAGCATTCTCAAGTTCTTGTGGTAACGCTTCGTCTTCCTCAACCGAAGGTAACGGAGCGCCTATTTGCTGCTCAATCTTATTGCGGTACATAAAGGCGTAGTGCTCTGCTATGTGCGCCTGAATAGCCGCCATAATCTGTTGGGCCATTGGGTTTTGTCCAATCATCTGTGCAGTCATTGGATCCTGCATAAATGTCTGGTGAGTTGTAATATGAGCTTCGTGATCTTGGTAAGCAAAAGCCTTCAAAGGCTTCATGCGAACAACATCCATATTCTCTGAAACGGGGTCTTTTGGTTTTTGGTCGTCCTCCATCGGAACCAATTTAGAGGCGTTCCTAATACCTAAGACTTCAAGCATCTGCCGGTGTAGATATGGCAGATCGTATAACTGAGGTGCGCCCTGGGCCAATTGCATGACCGCCTGATACTGGACAACCTTCTGCGACATTGTTGCCGCATTGGGATCGGATACAGGGATTACGTCTACATCATCGTAGTCTGACTGCTTGGCACGAGGTGGTCCTTCTACCGGTTCATATGAATACTCTTCTGGGGTGTAGTCACGGATGATGTTTTTCAGGAGTTTAAATTCCTGCTTCATCGCATAGTGAATACGTGCTTGAACGGCTGACATCACCTTAAGCGTGCGCTCAAGAATTGCCAGCGTCGTACCAACAGGAGATTGGGCACTCATGTCGGATACCTTCAGATCCGCTGCACTAGCGAACCTACGACCTTCTTCAACTATGGTGCCCAAGAGGGTATACAACACCTGACTTGGCTCCTTATACGGGAGCGTCATAATGTTGTCTTTGATCGTGCCAGAGGCTACATCTACATCTCGGAATTCTGCCGGAGCGATCGGCGTGTCATCACCCTTAACCCGCAGACCTTTTGTTTTGAATCCTCCGGGGAGATTAGAGAGAGTACCTGCGTCAACAAGTTGGCGAATAATAGAAGTGCCAGACTTAGCAAAAGCGCCAATGAGATGAATAAGACCAAAAGCATAGAACCCAAATCCCGGGATGTATGAATAATGGACAAAATGATTGCGTTTTTGCTTAAGATCATCATCTGGGTTCCAATTCCTACGGATGGCTAATACGTTCTGGGTACCTTTTTCGATAGTAACAACGTAAGGCAGAGCAATACCCGTCGGCTCGCCGTCTTCGTCTTTGTCCTCGTAGCCGGGAAGATCGATGTCCACGTGCATCTCAAGGATCTTGTACCGATCGTCGGATGAGGCACTAAACCCCATCTTCTCAGCGATCTTCTTTTCAACCTCATCGAATGAATCAACTGGATCACCAAGGTCTATGTCACGATAAAAGCCAGCCACCTGTAGCCTGCGTAGTTCGTTTTCCGTCTTACGCATTACATGGGTTACACGCTGGGAGGTCTGGATGTTTGAGGCACCATAAGGAACCACAACGTCCTCGGCCGGAACAAACATAGAAACTTGCCGGTCTAGTCCAGGGTCGAAATAGACTTTCTTAAAAGCATTACCTGCCAGCCCCAAGCCCCACAACATACGCTCATGCTCCGGGCGATACTCAACCATTACTTCGGTTAACTGGTAGTTCATGTCATCCTTGACACGAATTGCTGCTTCTTTTTTCTCGGCTGTTTCTTTGCCTATGATCTGTGTCTTGACCGGCCCAGTTGATGGGAAGGTCTCCATGATCGTCTCAGCCTGAAACTTAACTAGGGCTTCTGAGAGAAGGGGGTGATACACGCCGCAAGCACCCGGCCAAGGTTCTGTCCGGTCTTCGATCTTTAGGCCAAGGAGTTCTAGGCCGTCTACATAAGTCTGCATCCAGTCTTTGCGGCTGGATAGATCTTCTTCAAACTCACCAAGTAAGTCGTTACATACTTCCGTTAACTCGCCCTCGTCCATCTCTTCAGCGAGGTTGGCGTTGAAATCATCATCTTCTTCACCCGGTTCAATCTCAATCTTTATACCACCTGCCTCAATACTTACCCGTTCGGGATCTTCTATCTCAATTTCAATATCAGGCTCCATTTCTTGCCCGAGCAGTAAATTTTCATCCAACCCCATCGGGGCTTGTCCTATTGCTTTATCAATTGCCATAGTTTGTCCTTAGTAATAGCCTTCAAACTTTCGTCTAAAGTATTCCGGCTCTTCCGGCTCATCTAAATTAGTACGAATAAACCCACCCTTGCGGAATCTCATCAACGCAAGGGATACGGTATCAACATAGTCATCATGCTCGCCTGATGGGAAAGATGCAACCTCGTCAATCACTTCTTCAGCCCAATTAGTGCCCGGTGCCCACACTCTACCACTAGCAAACAGATCTGACACCGCATTTAATCGGGTAATTTTATCGTTTCCTCTGACCGGGGTGAATTCCTGCACCGGCATCCCCATCGCCCTGAGTTCATATATTAGAGGAGCGCCAGAGGCTTTTTTCTCGATGATCACGCTGTCCGGCTCCCACTCCTTATATTGATCGATCGCCTCTTGCTTAAGCCTTGGGAATTCCATCCGGTCTCTAAAGGCATTGAGCAAAATAATATTGGTCTGATAAATCCCGGTATCGTCAGGGCGCTCAAAGATCCCCCATAAAGTCATGGCCGAATAGTCAGCCCGGTTGGACTTTTCAAACGCCGTGTCCCATGCCATAAGGGTAAAGTCACAGTGTGGCGGGTCGTCCTCCTCCCAAACCCTCCACCATTCTCTTTTTATTATGGCTGAGGATTCAGAGGTTGGGGACTGCTGGTACTGCGCCTGCCATTTTTGGTTTGGCAGTTCAGACTTTAAAGCCTCTAATTCATCTAGCGGCCAAAACTCAGGCCACAAAGGTTTACCAGATGGCAGGATCGCTGGAAACTCAACAACCTCCCATTCCTCTCCGCCCCTTTGACCCTCAGCCTTTAAGACTTGACCT